CTAATACTCTCTGTTATCTGTATAGTTAGTGTGGGCTCACTGTGAGCCTCATATGGGCTCTGTGTGAGCCCTTCGAGGGGCTCAATGTGAGCCTCTCGAGAGGCTCTGTGTGAGCCCATCAGCAACGTGTATCGGTTTGTCTTTTGCGAGAGTCCAGTGCCATTTTTGACAGCCACCAAGCCAGCATCTTCGAGCACCGAGATCATGCGTTTAACGGTCGCACGCGAGCATCCAGACGCCTCGGCGATTTCGTTTAATGTGGCCTTAAATCGGGCTTTTTGATCGGCTCCGCGTGTCTCTGACTCGAGCAAGCATAGAGCCGAATAAACGGCCAACGGAACGCACCCGAGCTTGGCTGCGGCTCGGTGCGCGCCGTGATCCATCCACAGCCAATGCCCAGGGCGTTGTTTTCTCATGGCAGTAATGATTTTATTTATTTATTCCTGTTCTTTAGGTGCTTTTGGTTTCTCTGCCCAATGTGTGGGCGTTGTGTACGTTCCGCTGCAATCCGACCTCCATGCAATGGTGTCTTGGTTTGGCTCTCTGAGACGTCCGTAGCGGTACTCGCCAAACCACATCATCTTGGTGTGCGTCTGGTAAAGCAGGATCAACCGATCCTTTGGGGCTGATTCCATTGTTTTCCAGTCGATCATTTCGCCACCTCCTTTGTTTCGGCAATAAGTGCGTCGGCTTGTTGCAGCCACCACTTAGCATCCACCGATGATTCATCGTGCGCGGGGTTGCTAGTCCAAGCTGCGGCCAGCATCGCTGCAATCTCCAGTCGTGAAGGCTCGGGGCGGTATCGTCCTGAGCGTTCATTTTTACTAATTTCGGCCTGACTATTGTTCCAGTTTTGCAACCGCTCGACATTGAAACGGGCTTCGTCGCGCTGTTTGCCAAGCTCGTTAATTCTCGAAACCGTATCCCACCCAGAACCTTTTGGAATGCCAAATGAGTCTAGTTCTGCGTTAATCCTTTGCGTTAATGTGTTTCCGTTCATTTTCTTTCCTTACAATTTTCAATCTCAAAATAGCAAAAAAGCGCCATAGCTTTCGCGTCTAGCGCCCTAAATGCCGCCTCTTTTGAGGCTATCCAGTGCTGCGTATCCGCCCCTTTGGGCGGGGTCTGCAAATCTTTTTGCTCGTAGCCGCGAGCCTTAAAAACCGCCCAGAATGCCGATTCGGCTTTGGGTCGGGTCTTCGTAAAAATTTCGTCCATCGTCATTTTGTGCGCCTCATTTTAGTTTTTGGAAGGTCTTCATCTTCAAGTTTTGGCTCGTCGCATTCCACCCAAATCATGCCGTGATCTGGGTTTCTCGCGTGCCGAATGTAAATCTTGGGGGTGATTTGTTGAGTCCCCAAAACTTTCATGCCCGCCCGATTTCGGCGTTTTGTCATCGTCAGCGAAAAGGTTGGCGCCTCTCCTGGTTGAACTTTAACGCGCTGAAGAGTCGCCACCTCTCGCGCCCAGTTTGTCAGCGCCGAGCTTCCAAATCCAGCGTAAGCGAGGTCTGAATCTGTGCGTGCGCCGCCTTCTTTCGGCTTTGGCAAATGATGGATCAATGCAAAAATCACGCCCGTTTTTGCAGAAATCCTGTTTAAACCGTTGCAAAATTGAGTCACGACGGCCTGATCTGAGATGTCGTCGCCAAGATAGCACATCAACGGATCAACCCAGCAAATATCGGAAGAATGACGCATGATGAGCGCTTCCACGGTCGCAAGAAATTCAGCCCCGGCATGGATGTTGTCGCGGTAGATGTGCAAGCGTTCAGCAAGGTCTTTGATCTCCTGCTCTCGAATTTGCCCGATGCGTTGCCCCATTTTGATGACTGACTGCATCACCTCGGCCTGATCGCCCATATCGTTTTCGGCCTGAATGATGAGCGACTTCAAAAACCGATTGGCTTTGATGCCAAAGGCCATGTGATCGATGATGACAGGCCGATCTGCCAGAGCCCAGCCAATCGCAAGCTGCATCGTAAGGGAGGACTTCCCGACGCCCGATTGCGCATTAATGACGATGCTGCCACCTTTACAAAGCCATCGATTCCCGAGCACCTCGTTTGGGTCTTCGGCGGTCTGGTAATTAAGCAACGCCTCCACCGGCGCATTGACGATCATTCCAAGCCCCTGCTCTGCTTTTATGGCTTCAATCTTTTCGCCCGCGGTGGCGAGGACATCCGCAGTCGGCGCGCCCTCAGAAATGGCCTCCAGCGCGTTTTTAAAGGTGGTCAGCAGCGCCCGACGCTTGGATGCGTCGAGAACCAAATCAATCCAGTCTCCGAGCGGCCGAAGCGATGGAGCGAGCCCCCAAATGTCTGTGAGGTCAGGAAAGCTAAGCCCTTTGACCTGACTGATGATTGCGACGGCTTCCGGCTCGCGCCCTTCTTTAATTTGAGCCAATGCGACATCGTAAACCTCGCGCACGCGCTCCGTGTGAATGTCCTCGACCTTGAGTCCTTTGGACAAAATGACACCCAGGGCGTCAAAAGGGTCTTGAAGCAGGCACGAAAGTACCATCCGCTCGGCAGGCTCTGCCGTCGGTATATTTGAGCTCGTCATTGGCTACGACGATTGATTGCGAAGCTTTTCGTGATGCGCGGCGTGATGCGCTCGACAAAACCAAATCACCTCAAGCGGCTTGGAATAATCTTCGTGGTGGCTTTCGCTCTTTGGGTTGCCACAAACAACGCACGGCGCTTTGGCAATCACCCCGGCACGCAATCCCCTTGCCACTGCCAAATGCGCTGCGCGTTTTTCTGGATGTACTTCTTTAAATTTTCGAGAATGCGCCCGATTGTATCCAGGCGAATCATCTCGAATCTTGCGGATGCGCGACTTGTTGCAGGTTCGGCATCGTGTTTCTAGCCTGTCCAGTCCTTTTGCCATTTTGCAAAAACTCGAAATAGGCAAAACTTCCAAACACAACCGGCATTTCTTCATCCCATCCACTGCCACAAAAGAAAGGTCAGGAATCGGGCCTCCTTTTCTCGGCGCTGATAAATCTCTCATGTTCATGTCTCAAAATTGGGCCGTCTCTCCGGCTGTCACACCACTTTTACCCAACAAAGTCGAAGCACGCAGGTGTCGCGGAAGTTTTCCTGATCAGGAAATTAGCTGAGACTCAACCGATAAAGCAGGTGGTCAACCTCGCCAAGGATGCCATTCCGCATATTGAGCAGGTCGGTCGCCTCGCGCAGTTCTCCGGTCATCGAACCGAGGTACACTTTAAACTCGGCGATGACAGCCATCACCGTCGGCATGTCCACCGAGGTTTTAAGACTGAGAACAATGCCGGCCAACGGTTCGCGACCGTAACGGCCAAAATACGCCTCGTAGGCATCGGCAAAAGCGTCGTGCTGCGCGAATGATTTAGTGAGCCAGTGCCAAACTTTGAGTTGGCTCTGGAACTGTAGAAGGGGTGCGGTGATTTGCATTAAAATGGGATTTCGTCGGCTTCGAGTGCGGTCGGCGCGGCTTTTTTGCCCGCCGCTTGTGTACGCGGTAGGAATCTTACCACATCCGGCCAGTCATTGTCGTTGTTCTTGATTTCGACCGTGACGGTCTCGCCGATAAAATCCTCGGGCGTTGCCTCGAACTCCTCACCGATGCCAATCACTTTGCCCACGGACTCAAGCGCTTGAATGATCTTCCAAGCGGCTTTTTCAACCAACACAAGGCGGGTGTCACAAAATCCGGTTGAATTGCGCAGCGTCAAAATGAGCAGCGGGTTGCCGCTCTTTGCGGTCGCCTCTTTGGCGTTGATGATTTCAGCGGTTTGGATGCCCTCGGCCATTTTGGACGATCCGCTTTTTTGGGCCTCTTCTTTACGTACAAATTTCATATTTTGGTCAATGTGGGTTTGGTTGTTTTTCTGCCGAGCACCTGCTCGGGGAAAGGTTGATCGGGACATTTTTCGGCCCAGAGTTCGCGGAACTTTTTACCGCTTAAAGTTCCGAACGCCTCAAAAAGGTTTGGGGTGCCGAGCTGGTCGCGCAGCGCGTAAAGTTCGCGAGCGTTCACAAAATCGGACGTTCGTCCTTTGGATAGCCTCCAGCCTGGTACCGATTGCGGGTCGGCTTCGAGGTACTCGCGCACCTTTTCTTCAGCTGTCGCTTGGAACTTTTCAAGCGTTTTGCAATTTGTCAAAAACTCGCCCAACCGCACAGGGTCGCCGAGAATTTGCAGAAACGTGTCCGAGGTTGTTGCCAGCGCGTTTTCCTGCGCGGCCAGTCTTGCTGAGCAGGTCAGCGACTTTGCGCACCAGCCGCAATAATCGTTTACTTTTGGAGCGGTGCCAATGTTGTCGATGGCGGCTTGCACGATGTCGCGGGCCTGCTCGAACGTGAAAGTCTCGCTCACGACTTCGTCCTGATCCGCAAACAACAAGTGCGTAGTCCATTCAGTCTCAAACTGGTCTGTCATGCACCCGAGCGCGTAGGCTGCCATTTGCTCCCGATAGCTGTGCTTCTGGCCGGTTTTAAGATCGGCCAGCCAGCGTTGCGAAACACAAAGTGCATCCATGGTGCCGCTGCCACTTAACAACGGGACATAGATCTTACATGTGATTTCGTCGGTTTTGACGCCACCTTTTCCGGCGGACAACACGATGAGCTTGTTGACCGCCCAGCGAGCTAGCTTGATTTCGTCCTCTGCGCCTTGCGGAACTTCGCCAATCGTCCACATTTCGCGCATCAGCGCATCAATGCGGGTGCCACGCGCGGCGGCATCAGATGATCCTGGCGCGCTTTCAAACTGCCCGCAGAGTGCGAGCTTAGGGAGTGATGAAGGGCGTGCGATCATATTCCAAATGCCGCAAAAAACTTCTCCGGGTTTGCTTGCGCCCGCTCAATGATGCTCGGGCTAAGGTCGCGGTAACTTTGCCCTAGCTGAATCCATCCGCGATTAATTGCGGACTCAGTGACTTTTGCTTTTTGCGATGCACTTTTCCCGCTCAAAAGGACATCCATCGGATGAATTTTTGCCACGGCCTCGGGCTCTTTCACGGCTGCCGGTGCGCTTGTAATCAGCGGCGCGATGGCGTCAATGGTCATCGGGATTCGCTCAGGTAACCCGTGACGGTTTTTAGCATCCCACGCGGCGGAATGCTGCGTATAAAGGATGCGCTCCTTGCCTCCAATTGCTTTGGTTTTGCCGTTGTCGCCTTCGACCAGCGACGTTTTGTAGCTGGCAAATAGGACAGCGTCAGAACCCTCTTTAAGGAGAGCCGAAAGCCGCTTGTGGAGCTTGAGTTCGTAACGGTCATATGATCCCTCGGGCGCGTCGTGACGCTTAACGTGGCTGTGCGCGAGAAATACAATCGTTTTGCCCGCCGCTGCTGCCTGAGTCGTTAGCGTAAGGAACTTGGCAAACTCCTCCTCTAGCAAAACCCACCCTTTTCCAAATCCAAAATCTTCGATGCTGTTCTTTTTGCCATCCTTGCAGACTTTTGCTTGCAAAAAGTTCGCGGCCCAATCTGCGGTGTCCAAGACGAGCGTCTGAAACTCTTTAAGCGTTGCAGCGACCTTGAACGGCTTTTCTACATCTTCCCAACAGGATGCTGTGATGCGTGCAACGTCTAGCTGCTTAGTGCTCGACTCGGTGTCGATAAAAAGCGGCTCGGGAAACGCCGCTGCCAGTGTCGATTTGCCGATGCCCTCCGGCCCGTAAATCGTGATTTTCTGAGGTGATTTGATAATTCCGCGTTGAATATTCATGTCGTTTTTCTTGGTTTTTGCGCGTTGCCACGGGCGCGCCCCCGCTGGTTTCAAATTACTTCGGCAGCTTTTTTAAGCCATCCATTCCGTCTTTCAAAAGTCGAAAAAAAAGCTCGGTGGACATTGTAACGCGCCACGGCTTTCGGTCGCGTTTGTGCGCCACAACCCAGTCTTTAAGCGGCCCCGCGTCGCGAGTTGCTTGTTCGATTGCGGTTTCAAGGTTGAGAGCCTGGACGCATTTAACCTCAAAATGAATCGCCGCAAGTTCCTCACAAACTACGTCCGGCGAGTCTGCGCCCCCGGCAAACTGTTGACCGCGCCGCGCCGTAAAGCCCTCTTCCCGGAGGACATCACGCCACATGCGCTCGCCTCTTGCTCCTTTTGCCCGTGCGTTCATTTGCGCTTTACCCTTTTGTTTGCTGGTGGCTTGCCAAGTTTAGACCGCCGCATTTTTTCGATCATGCACGCTTGCGAGCATGTTTGGATTGTCATGTTGCGCTTGGGCGCGGACTTTGGCACAAACTCTTTAGAGCAAATTGCGCATGGCCTCGGCGCCCATTTGCACGGCTCACACCAAAATGATTGAGGCGCGGCTTTGTCGAACCATTTGCCGCACCCGTAACAGCAGGCGCTGCCGTAGTTTTTGGTGCCGTCAGCCCGGCGCGTGTATTTGTGGACGGGATAAGCAAATTCGCATGCGTCCTTGGTGACGGTGATGAGTCCGCGTTGTTTCGCTCGCTCCACAATCTCGCGCATTTCCTCAAAATTCAATGGAGGCTCGGCTCGTAGCCCAGGCTCTGGCTCATAGTTCAGCCGCTTCTTTGACCCATACAACGGGCGCGGTGCGCCGATGCAGGGTTTACCGTTCATCATGTTCATGGGCAAGATTTTACGAAGGTTTCCAGTTCACCCTGCACCCATGCCGTTTTGTTTGTCACGGCATCGTTTCGCAGGATAACCAAAAGGCGTTGAGCCAATTCAATGGCTCTCCGCCGTTGAGCGCGTAGGCGGTCAAGTTCCGCCTCAAGCGCGGGCAAGATCAGGTCGCAGTTAATGCAGTTATTCATGGCCCGCAGCCTCCAATGCCCGCACAATCATGTGAAAGTTTACCCCGATCGAAATAAACGCCAACAGCGCGATGATTGCGCCCTCGATTGGCGTAGGCTCGGAAAACCTGAGCCAGAGCGTATCAGCGGCAATCAAAACCGCCGTCACCAAAAATTCAAAAGTGTCGTTCATGCTTGTGCCTAGGTTAACGTGCGACTGCCTTGAGCTTGTCGGCGTAGGCAAATTTACCGGACTTTCGGTGCATTGCGCACGCTTTGCGCGCCGATGTTGCGCGGACAACCTCGGCGAGCACCCACCAGTGCGTGCGACCTGTTGCGCCAGCGTTGCGAGCTTCGGTGGTCATTGGGAGGCGGGCATGGATTTCGTAAGTGTTCATATTTGTTGGCTGTTAAAAATTATACAAATTGTTATGCGTAAACACAAAGTCCACGAGCGCCGATAATTTTGCCTTCTGCGTCTCGGAGCAACTCTCCCGGGCTGAAAACATCGGGCCGTTTTGCCGCCTCGGCAACCATGGCCGAGACAACGTAGATTTTTCCATTTTGCGGCTCCGGCAAGCCTTCAATAGCCCCAAATTTTGGGGCGGAAACCACAAACTCGCCAACCGTAGTTTTGACGGCTGTTTTTGAATCCCGAGTTACCGTTAAGCGAGCAACTGCGCCCGTAGCGGCGATTGCCGCAACCGTGCCGTCCGTGCGCTCAATGGTGAGCGGATGAGGAGTCAGGTTGACCACCTCAACGCCTGAAGCCTGCCGTTCTGCCTGTTCAATGTCGGCAGGGGTAATTTCACGAGCAGGAACCCATTCAACCCACCGATGGATTTTAAACCTGCCCGAATTGCCCCGGCCATTGTCCATGGCAGCATCATATCCGTCCTCCTGTGTGCGGAGGATTTTGACGCTGCCGTTGGGAGCTTGGTAGTTGTCCACGCTGTTGTTCCGAATGTGGCTCTGGGAGCCAACAATCTCCACCAATGCATTTTGGACGTCAGCCGACAAGGTAACGGCGAGTTGCGCCGATTCAACGGCCTTTTTGTAGGCCGCATTTGCAGCGGCAATTTCTGCCAGCTCCGTCACCTTGACCGCATCCGCTGCGGCTTTTGTGGCAATTTCTTTCTCCGTCAATGGGCGGGTAAACGCCGCCATGCACTGGCGGGAAAACTCCCGCATCGCAAGCCCTTTCCCGGGGCCAGCGTAAACTTCTCCTTCCATGCCGTCGCTAACGGCGCATTCGTATGGAGTGCCGTAGCCGTTACGGTGGCGCAGTTCGGCCTCCTGAATCAAAAGGCGAGCAAACTCGCTCGTTGGCGAGTTTTTGGCAGCGTGTGCTGCCAGTTTTTCGGAGGCGAGGATTTCGCAGAATTTGGTGTTCATGGTACCTATTTAATAGGCATGCCCACGTCCTCACTTTAGCGATTTTTCAAAAAAAGTTCGGCCTTTGTTTCAGAAGGAGTTGCAACCCGTCACGGGATCTCCCCGCGCACCATCCGGCCAAGATTAAACGGTCGCCTTGAACACGGCGCCCGCAAACAAATCCGCTTCTCGATCCCTGCGCGATTGTAGCCCCTCAGTATCGGGCCAAAGGCGCTTTTGAGCCCTAAACAGCCCAGGAATTACCGCCCAGTTGCGAGCTGTCAGCGCGGCCTTGATTTGAGACATCTCAATTCGGCGTTCACCGTCCAATTTTGTCCCACGGTTAAATACCAGGCTCACCAGTGCCGCCGCTGCATCTGGCGGAAGATCAATCGTTTGCGGGTAGATCCTTAACGTTTGAAGGTAGAAGCGCGGCATTGTTACCCGCTCAAAAACGTCTAGGGCCGCCTCTCGGGAAATATGGATGTCGGCAAACTGTTTGGGCAGATGTTGCGCCGCCTCTCCCTTGAGCCCACAGCAGCCACTGAGGCGGCGAATGTGATCATCTGGCAACACCGATGCCCAATCGGTCTCAAACTGGAATTGCGAGTTGTACCCGAGGTCATAACCGATCCCGATAGTGAGCCCGCTCGATTCACCGGGCCACTCGGGGTGCGAGACATAACAGTCTGCGGAATTTTCCTGCTCCGCGATCCACGCAATGCCTTCTTTAGACAAGTTCATCATCGTCAAGTTCTTCTGGTTCGTTTTCTGGCTGGCTCATGCGTTCGTAAAAACGCATTGCTTGGTACGTTCGAGCAAATAGGCTGCCTCGTCCCGCTTCAAAACATGTGTAAGACTCTTTGCCAGAGTCGTGCGCAAGAATTTGCACACAATCAAAAAATTCGCCCAATTCGGATGCGATGCGCTCAATGTAGCGTTGTTGCTCGTCAAGGGTCATAATTTGTAATGCCAAGCAATTAAGCGCTTTCCGTCAGACGCAACGTAGTTAAATTTCTTTTTTTCTGCGCCTTTGCGTTCCATCATTTTTGAAGCTGTGCTGTGCGCAACATTCAAATGTTCAGCAATTTGCGGAATAGTGTACCACCCTTCGGGTGCTTCGGGAGCGGTGATTTCGGCTGCCAATTTGGACAACCAGTCCGATTTCACACTGGTAGCCGGAAGCCTGTCTTTGTTCTCTTTGCGAGCCATACTACAGTTTCTGTATCAGAATATTCCCCAAAAGCAAATCCGTGCGACCAAGACATCGTTGCCCGTCGGTGCGCAGCATAACCGGCTTGTGCAATATCCATAAGCGTCCCAACGCAATATCCCGTCGGGTGCGCCCTATTGCGTCCTTCTGCCTGCGTCACGCGGTGGAGGTGTGCAATTACCACTTTATTAGCAGACCCCCCGCAAATGGCCTCAGCGTGATCGCGCACGGCGGCTTCGTTGACCATGTAACCGTGGCCAAAAAGCGCATCGCCGAGTTGGTGCCAACCGTGCTGAAAGTCATAGGGGATCACCTTGCATTTGAGTTCCGCCGCTCGGCCTTCGATCTGTTGATAAACGCGATGCGCCAGCGCGGACACGATCGCCCTAGGTGAACTCATCAGGGTGGTCAGGCGCGCTTCATGGTTTCCGAGTAGATAAACCTGCGGGTGAAGTTGGTTGAGAAAAGCAAGGCCGGCATTGAGGTCATGCTCCGGGTCTTCGGCATCGTCGGCGGTGCCGAGTGCTCCAGCGCGCAGGCATGCTAGGTCTATCGCGTCCCCAAGATGAAGCGTGGTTTGAGGAGCCCAGCGTTTTTTAAACGCCAGCACCTCTTTGAGAATCACAGGGTCAGCGAGATGCCCATGAGAACAGCCAACAGCCAAAAACCGCCGCCATTTGCGGGTGACATTCATTCGTCATCGTCACCTTTCAATGCCTGCCGGATCTTGATTGTTGTGTACACGATGGCTAGCACCAGCGACGAAATGCGCAGAATGGTTTCGGCCATCGCGACAGAAAAGCCCATCGCAAATGCGTTGATAAATGCAACCTGTATCGCGTCGCCGATGTGGTCTTTAGACATACGCCAAAAACGCGAGCTTGTTGGGCGGTGATGGCAGTTTTCCGTTGGCATCATAAATGCCCGAGTGCGGATTAATTTGATCCGGCGGAAGGCCGTTTCCTTCGCTTGCCAGCGGAGGGAGAACCCTTTTTGGGCGTTCCAGAATGACGAGCCCCGCCGGCGGGATGCTGTTTAGAAAGCGGTTCTGTAGGGCGGGAATGTTCGGGACGGGTAAAACTTCCATAAAGGTTTTTTCGCTCAAAATAAATGCCTGCGACAAAGCCCGCACCGGCAGCCAATGCCACCCAAATGCTAGGCGACATCACCAACAAATTCAACGCGGGCAGCAGCATTTTTGGAATCATTTCTTTTCACCACCTTGAGGAAGATGCGACGCCCCGTAGTAAAACGCCACGATGGAGCCCCACGCAGTCGTGAGTGAGCCCAGCAACAACGTCAGCCCCTCGGAGTTGGCTATCTCAAACTTGTGCGACATCAGTCCCACCAGAATTGTGAAATAACCTACAGTCACACCCACAGCCAGCGTGGACGGCACCCACGAGCCCGACTGCGTTTGCATCTCGCGAGCCGATGCACGGTCGGCCTGAGCGAGTTTTTCCGCGTCGATCCCCAGTTCGGCCATGCGGGTCTTTAGTTGCAGGTCAGCGGCTTGGAGCGCGGCGATTTGGTCGGCGCTGAGGTTGCCCGAGGTGAGGGCTTTTTGAATCTTGTCAGCGGTCGGCTCGCTGATACCGAGCGCTTTTGCGGCCGCCTCCACCGCTGCCCCGCCCAACGGGCCACCGAGCAAACTGCCTATGGTTGGAAGTAGGGTAGAGAGAAAGCTCACGGTGCCAGCACTCTACCCCAGAAACCTCAAACAATCAAGCGAGCCCTTGTTTGGCAACAAACTCCGCAAGCCGAATTGCCTGCGGTGTCTCTTCGGCAATGATTCGATCGTAACATGTCGCGCCGTATTGACGAAAAACAACCGCATTTTGAATGAACCATCCCATGTGACACCCCGATCGCATGAAAGCCAAAAGCTTTTCTGTAGCAACGGCATCTACAACGTAGTTTTTTTCGGCAAATTTGCTGACCCAGTAAGGTTTATGCTGGCAATTTATATGCCCATGTCCGCCTTGCCCCGGCACCGCTGCCGAAAACAAAACCATTGGCGCAAGGTTGGTTAAGACGTCCACCAAATTGTCCGCCAACCGTTCGGGAAAGTGTTCAGCAACTTCGATGCAAAATGCGATGTCGTATTTTCCAAAGTAATCATCGCGAAACTCTTGGGAAAAGATGTCGATCTTTGTGCATGGAGAAGACGGGTCAATGTCAACGCCTTCCGCATTGATGCCAGCCTCTTGCAAGGCTTTAACGTAGATTCCAGGCCCGCAGCCAACGTCGATGATGTTCATGGTTTTATCTGTAAAGTGCTGAATAGTTGAGTCCAAGTCCTGTCAATGGGCGGTTGTGATCTTCATACCATCCTTTATTTTGCCAGATGTCGGAGAAATCCTGAAATGCGCGTTCAAACTTTGCTCTAACAGGTTCAAAACCAAAGTTCTCGGCAGCAAACTGAACTATCCGCTCGCGGTTGATGGTCGGCACCAATCGGATTGCGCGCAGAATATCGCCCATGGTGTTGCATCGAAACCCATTGACGCCATCCACGACATACTCGGTCATCGCGCCTGCGTCCGTGCAAATTGGCACGCACCCACTGAGCATCATCTCGACGGCGGTGCCGCCAAAAGGTTCCCAGTAAGTTGAAAGCAGGAACCCAAACTTTGCCCGCGCCATGAGTTGCTTGCGGGTCTCAATATCAGCGTAACCGATAAACTCAACGCACGCCGGCCACTCACGCAGCCCGATTCCCTCGGGCCCGCCCTGTCCGGCGACTTTGAGCTTGATGCCCATGCGGGTGCAGGCGTCAATCGCAATGTCCAGCCCCTTGTTTGTGCCGAGGCGGCCGATATAAAGCGCGTAGTCTTCGCGCTCTTGCGTTGGGTCAAAGTTGCGCAAATCGAAGTAATTCGGAACCACGCGATGATACCATTTTGGGTCGCAATAAGATACCCCTTGCGTGCCTACAAAGGCTGATTTGAGCGGATAAGATTCGTAGCACCGATAAGGCGCAAAAGCCCCGCCAGAGCCAATGCCAGGCTCAATGACCAACAAATCCCCGTCTCGATTGGCAACGATGCACGCGAGCTGTGTGCCACCCCAAAACGCCAGCACTAAATCACCGCGTTTTTTGCGCTTCAAAATCTCCGCGCCAGCGTTGGCGTTGAAATGCTTGTGCGCTAAATCGTTGGCATTGTGTTTGAACTGGTTTTTGCGCCAGTCGTAGTTGCCATAGGTTTCGGCAAGGATCTCGTTTGAGGTGACATCAACGTGCTCATGCGCCGCCGTTTGAGAATCGGGGTGCCCGTAGTGGATCGTATGGTAGTCCTTGGAATCTTTGAACATCTCCAAGAACTTGAGAACCTTCTGCGTAAACGCGCACGCGGAATAGTCGGGGTGCGTGACGGTGTGAGGAACCGCGAGGCAATGGATATTTGTCATCGAAAAACAAAATGGCCCGCCCTGCGTTAATTAGCAAGGCGGGCCATTTGTTAAGCTACCAGATTACCAA